CAGTCCTTGGTCACTTCTAAGATCAGCTCCAAAGTTATGTTGGGCATCTCATATTCAAAGACACGAGCAGGTTTAGTTTTTTGTCCTACCTTACTTAGCACACTGTCCGGTATAACTATATCGGACTTGGAATGCACAGTGTTGAGACTTCCATATCCTTTGATGAAAGACCTTTCCATCATTTGCAGTTGACAGATAGTTACGTTGTAGACGGTTTCGATACATGTCACGTAGAAATTTTCACATCCGTGCAGAGCCATATATTTATGAAAGACACACTCAGGAGTATTTTTGGCAGATCTAACATGTTGTCTGAAACGCTCTTCAACAGGTTTGATGGTAGACCCTATGTACACATTTGTATCAAAGGTGTTTTCGATTGCGTATATATATCCTATTGGGTAAGTAGACATACTGGTTTACTTTAGGTCTTAATTCTTGCCTAGAAAATTCAAATATTCATGTCGGTCCACCTTATGATGCTCCTTCAGAATGAGTGTTACCATGACACGCAAGTACCTTCTCAGAATGAGTACGCAAGTACCTTCTCAGAATGAGTACGCAAGTACCTTCTCAGAATGAGTTCTCACGAGTTCTATAACCTTCGGGGTTATAGATTGTATAAAAAATTCCTTAGTTTCATCTAGCAGCCGCAGCCTGAGACGTTCTTCATATAGTTGGATTTGTATGCTTGGTTGTAGGATGAGAACTTCCTCATAGCGTCTGCATTCTGTTGCATGCCTCTCGCGTAGGCGTGGACGCCACAGTTGGGGAAGACGTTAGACCCGAATTGGAGGCCGTAGTTGCCAGCGACGTTGTTGATCGCGTGGAGGTCTGAGGCGCCCTTCATCTTGGACCACTGGGTCATGGAGTAAGGGGGTGTAGGGCCATAGAACTCTCCGTCGATACCGCCACTGCTCAGGTTGACGTACTCAACGTACTGGGGTCGTTGGTAGTTCTCGACGAACACGCGGTCCTCTGCGCTGTTGCAGCCGGCGTTCTTGGTGTTGAATGAATCCGCGCACGCAGGACGGCCCGCGCTGTCGTACCCGTTCCAGATCGGGCAGACCATGTTCCCAGGATTGAGGAACCGGTCGCTCTGAACCTTGGACGCGTACGCGGGATCAATCTTACACGTACGGATTGAGGCTTCAAGACTTATATTTCCTGCCATTATGACTCGTTTTTATTACTCAGATATTTTTGTAGTATTTTAGCTTATAACTTTACAGTAATTCTCTACCCTTGGTTTACGTGGATCGAACAACTTGTGGCGTTCAGCTCGTCCCAGCAGTGTTTGGAAGATGCCCTGGAACTGTTTGCCGTGGCCAATCTCAGGACAGAGCGTGTGGGCCAGCTCGTGCAGCGTTACGTACGTGAGCATATTGTCGTCGTATACCTCGCCGTTAGCCTCCGTGCACAGGTAGATCTTCTGCTTGTTGATGGTGTAGGAGGCATCACCCTTCAACATCTTCACGAACTTGAGCTCGGGAAACACGGGTGTCAGTTTGTTCTTCAACCTCATGACAGTAGGCTCGTTCTCGAGATATGTCTCGTAGCTGGTCTTGAGCAGATACCAGGCGGTCATGAACACGATGAACAGGATGATCAATGTAAGTGTTTGCATTTTCTATCCCGATGATAGTTTCCTGGACGATCCTTCTACAAAAAAAAGCCAGGAACACTCAAAGAGCTAAAAGCTGTCATATGACTATAAAAATGTTGTTTACATCTGAATCTGTATCGGAGGGTCATCCCGACAAGATGTGTGACCAGATCGCAGACGCCATCCTCGATGCTCACCTTTCTCAGGACCCGCAGGCCAAGGTTGCATGTGAGGTTGTATGCTGCACCGGCATGGTAATGATTTTTGGGGAGATCTCCAGCAAAGCGTCAGGAATTGACTATCAGCAGATTGCGAGAGGTGTTATCAAAGATATCGGATATGACGACGCTAAGATGGGCTTTGACTACAAGACGTGTTCCATTATGGTCAATCTGGTAGGGCAAGCCTCTGAAATTGCGTCCGGTGTTCACGCGGACAGGGAGGAACTCTGTGCCGGGGACCAGGGTCTCATGTTCGGGTACGCGACCAACGAGACTGAGGACTGAGGAGCTGATGCAAGGAATATCAATCTCCTCCTCCACAAGATGCGCAGACATGGGGTGCATCGCTGGATTCGTGGGTTAAGTCTTGACAAACCCATCTATAGGGAGACGTCGAAGAACGGACACTTTGGGCATTCTCAGTTTGCTTGGGAACAGTAGAGATGTGAGACATGAACTCAATACGATTCATAACCCCTTAGGGTTACGAAAGACTAGAATCTACATGATTAATCCATATATGACTAGAAAGCAGATCGCTAGCGATCTGCTTTCTAGTCATATATGGATCGGGCCCATTCATGACTATGACTATCGTTGCGCTAGCGCAACGATAGTCATGAATGGGTTAACCATTGTAAGACCATTTAGTTTTACATACTGTACACTGGGCCATCGTAGTCATGGGTTCGTCGGCTGCACGCGTCTGCACAGACACCGAGTACACCTTTGAGCTGCCGCACTTCTTGCACTCGACGACGCCCTCCTCGGCCTCAAACGGATTGAGGATGTAGTCATCTTGCTCTTGTTGGCTTTGTCTGATGTTGCTGAATGAGACGTGTTCCCACCCGAGTTTCCCTTGCCTGATGACGTCTTCTATATACGCATCAATCACTTGCGGGTCTTCTTCGTCCGCGAGATCGTCATACACCTGGCTCAGGAGCCATTCTTTCTCCTCCCCCATTTCGGAACTCAACTTGTCCATGAGGGTGTCTATGACAGTAGTATACGCATCCATAGCTTAATTCTGTTAGTATTCGTATATATCCAAAAATCATTTTGCGTCTACAAAATGAGTTCTATCTTCTCGGAAAAGGATTCCAATGTCAAGGTTCTGATACCACGCTTCCAGGGGAGGTTGTCTCTGTATTACAACAACAAGACGCATAGAATAGGCTTCCTAGACCGCGAGATCTACGATGCTTACCCGGAACTGGAGTCGAGCCCCGCAACCACCCTGTGTGATACGGAGGAAAGCCCTCTCTCAATCGAAGATTTAAGTAAACGCAAAATCTACCTCGTCCTGAAGCACGCCAAGTGGATATCTCCTATACTACTCAAAGGTGTGTGCTGATCGGCGACCAATGGTACCGAAAGTGCCGCAGTACGATCTGGTTTACATGAATCTGATTTACACCTATTGCTGCATTCATTACCCTAGGGTAATGAATAGTAAGATCTAATTAACCATAGAAAGACTTTTTTATGTTTACCACCAACCTGTTCACATGTTTAGTTTACAATACCAAGACATCTGAATACACGATGTTGTATGACTGGCATGTTGCTGATGCTCTCTTCGGGCTTCTGAATCTCCCTGAGTAGTTTTTCAATATCACGTTCGCCACGGATCTGTCTCCTGATGGGTTGTGGTTGAGCCCTGGAAGCTTTGGGGCGTGCTCCGAGCCCAGAAGGCCCAGGCACCGCAGCAGGGAGGGCTGACGCCGGAAGAGCTGACGCCTCATCCCTCAGGGGTTGCAAGATCTCCTTCTCCTCGTTTTCTGAGATGAGGCCATCATCGGCTGCCCGCGACACGACACTCTCCACGGCCTCACGGGCCTGCTCGTCGGACACAACCTCCTCAAGTCTGTCGGGGTCCACGTCTAGGTTCACGCCCTGTTCTTCTACAACTTCGCTGATGGTGCGTCTAACTGATGATATGTCAATTCTATCGGCTACCTCGTCTACGATGTCTTCGGCTACTCTGTTACTGATATTGCTTGCTACAGAGACGCTGTCTGCCACGCTGGATCTAGCCGAACTGGACATAGACGACCGGGACATGAGGCTGGATGCTTGGGATGACAGAGATGATCTCGAAGACACGTTAGAAGACACAGAGCGCCGTGAACTAGGTCGTCTGGTTGACGCTATGACGTCTTCACTCTGCTGCTCTGCGACGATCTCATTCGCTACAGCTTCTGCGCTCACATCTTCGCCTGTTGAGACGCGCTGCTCTACGACGGCTTGTACCTCCTCTTGATCAGGGGGATGTCCCCCCGAAGCAGACACCCTCTCAGACACGCGGTCTGCGATCTCGTCAGCAATCAGGGATGATTCGCCCTCAATTGCCTGCGCAACAACCGGCATATCCTTGGCGATCTTAGCCGCGATAATTCTATCTAGGAGGACTTCCTTTGTGAGGGATTTACCCCTAATTCCAAGCTCTTCAGCATACAAAACCAACCTAGGCTTAGAAACAACCTTAGGCTTCAAGAGCTCAGCCTTGGGTATGTAGTCGTCATCAATCTCTATGTTAGTGAGCGCGTAGTACACGGCCTTTGGGACCATTCCTGCCGGTACAGCGTCTGTAATTGGTGGAGTAGGTGGACGAGGCATACGGGCAATAGGTGGTCCTACAGCGCCTCTAACCGGAGACGGAGTGCGCGTTCTTGGAGGGGTGGCTGCTACGGGCATTGGGGGCTGCTGTGCGATCACAACGTCCAATTCTGCACACAACTCCTTGATGGTCTTCTTTTTTCCTCCTGCCTTGGTGATGGCTATCCCGTAGTCCTCTGCAGCAGCCACAACATCCTTCCTGAGGTTCTTTTCACATTGCCTTTTCTTCAGTCGCGCGACACCGAAGGGTCCGCTAGGTGGTCTTACTGGAGACCTTCGTCTTGGACTGCGGCCTCTGCTCGGAGGTCTAGGGGTTGGAGGTCTTGGACTTGGTGATCGACTCCTGGGTCTTGGGCTCGGCGGTCTGCGGCGAGGCGACGGTGGCCTTCTCGGCGATGGTGTCCTGCGTCTTGGGGTGCCTCTACCGCGTGAGGGAGGGCGACCTCCTCTTGCTCCACCGGGCACATTGTCGATCAGAAACTGAATGAGGTCCGCCTTCTTGAGTTTGGACCAGTTTTTGAGGTTATTGACACGCGCAATATCCTTCAACTGGGGTACTGTCATAGATTCAAAGTCCATTTTGATTTGCAGTGATTATTTTTATAGCCTGGTTTTCATGTCGCCAGGGAGCCAGTCTGGCTGCGCATCCGACCTCCGCGTTTACTTCTAACCGTCATAAACTTTTGTCCTCCCTATAAAAACAGAATGGAAGAATACCTTCACTCTAGAAAACCCTTAGTCATTCGGGAGACTTTTGATGAGGGAAGAGATAAACTCTCGCAGTACCTCGAAAACCAAGCCCCTATCGTCCTTCAAGAGGAATCTAACGGTTTGAGTGCTATGGCAGGTGGCCCTCAGGGTGGCGTCCATGGCGTTGTAGCGCCCGCTGAGCGGGGCGTGGTAGAGTCCTTCTCCGAGGACATCATCATCCCGCCACTCAACACAGACATCAGGTTCAGTGAACATCTACCTCTGCATGAGCCCACGCAGGACGAAGCAGAGGGGCACTCCCACACGCATCCTCACATAATTGTGAAAGAGAGCTTTGAAGAGATGATAGGCGCGGTAGACCAGGAAGGCAAGTATCTCATCATCCCGCCACTCAACACAGACATCAGGTTCTCAAAAGAACTTCCAGAACTTCCTTTGGATCATCAATCCAGGCGTTATCATAAAAACTTTGCAGCAGGTATGTATGGCCACTATGACCCCCGTCAGCATAAACACCGTGGTAAGGAGCACTCCCGTGACCTGCACACTCATGAACATGTTCATGATAACTTCTCATGGGCCATTCCAACCCAACACGATAGTCCGCTTGACCTGGTAAAAAAAAGTCTAATCCATAAAGTTAGCACCCAGCATGCTTGCGGTTCGTGCTGGGCCGTCTCGTTCGCCGACACCATGAGCGACTGCTTCGTCGTGTCTGGCGCGGTCGGGTGGTCGCCCGACATCAGCGCAACCTACCTCATGTCCTGCATACCATCTGGTAAACTCCACAACATGTGTTTCGGAGGCAACCCCGCCGCCATCGCCCCATACCTTGAGCGCGAGGGCGTTGCAGATACATCATGTGTGGACTACTCTTGGTGTTCTGGGGACAGCGAGCTGTGCAAGAGCGTCTCGTCAGCGCGGCACTTTGACGCGAAGACGCTCGCCACCAAACTGAACGACAACATCCCCAAACCCTGCGGCTGCTACTACAAAGGAGTCAAGAAATATCTCTATAAACTCGACTCTGGCAGCGATGTCTTCTTCATCAACAGAAAGACCCCCATTGATGTTTTCAGGAACACCGTCAAGAGCCA